AGTGTCCCTATTGTGTAGAAACAACACTTAAATGGCAACTCGCTCACGCATCGGCATCGAACTCAAGGACGGTTCTGTCCTCTCTGCTTATCATCACTGGGATGGTTATCCCGAATGGTTAGGTCGTATTCTCAAAACTCATTACAACACTCGTCAACAAGTTTCTGAACTGATTGATGGTGGTGATATGTCATCCTGTTGGACCGATGAACGTTTTAATGATAAAAGCACTACTAAAAATGCAGAATATGGACCTCAGTATTACTCTGAGCGTGGTGAAGATACTCCTCCTCGTCTTGATAAAGATCTGGCAGAGTATCTTCAGAATGGTGAAGAATTTGCCTATGTTTATACTCAATCTGGTGAATGGTTGTGCTATGATACTTGCGACTGGCACGATTCCTACTTGAATAATGTTGAAATTCCCTCTGGAGCACTTGCAGTATGAACTTCAAAACCACCACTTACATCTTTCTTGCGTTTATTGCTATTCTTGGATGGAATGCATTTCTAATCAAACGTGATGATGAAATGTTTTCTAAGTATAAGAATCGCCAACAACAAGTTTGCGAACAAATGAAATCCTTTCACCCTGATTGCCACATCGAATGATTCCCTACAACAAATCACGTAAAGAACAACAAATTGATAAAAAAATGAAAGATTTTTATGCCTGGATAGAATCTGAGGCAGCAAAATATCAAGTCACTTGTGACTACATATTAGAAGAATTTGTTCTTAACAAAAAAATGATTGATCTCGACTATCTCTCTCACGAAGAAATAGAATCCCTGGCAGAAGATGCCGAGGATTATCTAATCGAACGTAACATTCCTTTGCGTTCACATTCTTACGTTGAAATCATCTCTCAAGCAGTTTCACACGGATTTACTTCATGATTTCTTTTATTACTCTTTCTATTGGTGCTTTGATTATGATTGGATGGAGCTTCTTATTTGTTGCAAGTGACAACATACTTGACGAAGGTGATGAGAACTTCTATAATGGTGAGGTAAACAAATAAATAAATGACGCAAAAGTTTCTTTACATTGTTCAACATTATTGTCCTTTTCCTATTAGTGAGTATGGCGGACTTTGGAATGTTATCGCAGAAGATGATAATGAGTGTTTTGATTTGATTGCTGAGAAGGACAGTGGTAATTTCTATGAGAAATACTACACAGATTTGCGTGAAAATATCATAAAGGCACCAAGATTTGTTCTCTTGAAAGAAACTGAATCTAAAGTTGTGGAGACATTTTTAACATGAGTTGTAATGTAACGAATCTAAATGAAATGTTTCAAAAACTTCGTGAACAACATCAAACTCGAATTGAATATCTTGAGAAAAAAATTCGTGAATATGAAGGTGAAATTCAACAACTGAAAAGTTTTATTGAAAAAAAATAAACTTTAATTTCATGAAATCAATATTTTCCGAGGGTGTTTTTGTTCAATATAAAGAATGGATCGGAGAAATTCGATTCGTTTGTGATGACTATGTAAGTGTATGTACCTCGGTAGGAACACATCGTGCTGCTGATATTTGTGTTTTAGTTTATAAAAAAGATTGGAATCAAATGAGACTTTTTAAGGAAAGTTATAAATGAATAAGTTTGGGCCCCTGAAAGTGTTCTTATTATGAAAGCATTAACCTTGTAATTCAAAATGGACGATTTTGATGATCTTTCGATTGAAGAATTTTCTTCTTTTGATTTTGTTGAAGAAATGAATGAGTCTATCGAACAAGATGAAAAGTTCGATATCAATGAATACCTTAAATCCAACATTGATTATTGATTATGAATCCCGCAACCTTGAACTTCACTGGTGATGCCGTTACCTATTTGGGTTTTGTTGGTGTTGTTTCGGCATTTATTATTGTTGTTACTGCCTTTCGCAGGTTCTTTAATAGTCCTTACAATATTCGTTATGTAAACCCTGGTCAACAAACTATCGAGGAAACTGACAAATGATGCTATCAATAAGAGTGACCCCCAGATGGGTGAATAGGAAGAATGCAAGAGGTATAAAACGTTCTATTTTTAGAGTCCAAATTATGAAACCCGAAGAATACCTTACTGAAGAGCAATATGCTCAACAAAAGAAAACTGAATACAAACGCAAAAAAATGCGACAACAAGCAAAGAATAACCAAAAGTCCCAACACGGTTTTGGTTATGAATATAAACCTTTACAATTTCATTTCTCAACAAGTAAATGACTGACACTCTAAATGTTCTTCCACATCTTCGTGAACTCGAAGTATCATGGAGAAAACAAAATTTTCAATTTACGAAACAACAACAAGAAGAATATAATCTTCTTCTTCAAGCAAGACGTGATCGAGTTGCTTATTTTTATGAAAATGATCTTGTATCAAGAGGCAGTAAAATAACTCAAGACAAATTAGATGAAGAGAATAAATAATAAAAAAATAAAATCTAAAAATGAAGTCTTTTTCTCAATTCTGTTTAGAAGCATATGATGCCTCTTTTATGTCTGGGGCACAGATTATTCGTACAGGTGAAGGGGGAAGAATTGCTCCAGAAAGAAGAAAAACTGATTCTGAAAGAAAAAGAACACGAAGAGGGCCAGGAGGTACAAGATTACCTGCAAAACCATATAAATCACGCAAAGATATTGGAATTCCACGTTCAACAGAAACAAGAGTTCAACAACCAGAACAAGAGCGTGGTTCTACTGATGTAAAAGCAGCAGCAGCTGCGGCAGCAAAAGAAGAAAGAAAAAAAGCAGCATTGGCAAGAATTGCTGCACGAAAAGCAGGTGAATCTGCACCAACAGTTCAACAACCAAAACTAAAAGATTTAGAAAAAAAAGCAACTGAAATCCTATCAAAAAGGAAATCAGAAAAACCAAAAGGTGAAAAGGTTGAAAGAACAACTCAACGTCAATATACTAGAGACGAAAAAAAGAAAATGATAAGAGCAGGTAAAAAACTTCATAGGGATATTATCAGAAATAGAGAAAGAGACGCATCATATTATCAACCATAATCTTTTTTCTGGGCCCCTGAAAGTGTCCCTATAGTATGAATCACAACACAATGAACATTCAACTGCGACCTCATCAGATTCGTGGCGTTGATGCCATGCAGAAACACAATAGAGGTCAGTTGATTGTACCAACTGGTGGCGGTAAAACTCTCACAATGATTACAGATTGTATCAGAGAGTTTCAATCAGAAACTCCACAGACGATTGTGATTGTGGCACCGCGTATTTTGCTTGCAGAACAGTTATCCAGTGAGTTTTTAGAGTTTATCACTCATGCACAAGTATTTCACATTCATAGCGGTGAAACTCATCATCAATCATCTACTCGATCCACAGAAATTCGTGCTTGGATAGAGAGTCATAAATCTCATCATAAGTTATTATTCACTACCTATCACTCTCTGCATCGTCTGGTTGATGCTGAAGTGAATGTGAATACGATCTACTTTGACGAGGCACATAACAGCGTTCAGAGTCACTTTTTTCCTGCAACTGAACACTTCAGTGCTTATGCGAATCGTTGTTACTTCTTTACTGCAACGCCGAAACATTCCAACACAATCTTTAAACCAGGAATGAATCTTCCTGAGGTTTATGGTCAGGTTATTTGTCAAGTTCCTGCTCCTGAGTTAGTCAAACAGGGTTACATATTACCTCCTAAAGTTGTCATCAAGCAACTGCCTATGATTTCAGATCGTCAGATGATTTTTCAGCGTGATGCTGACAATCTGATGGAAACGATTTATGATCAGAATCTCAACAAGATTTTGATTTGTGCTCGCTCCACCAAGCAGATTGTGGGCCTTGTGTCTCAATCAAATTTCTGTGCTCGACTACAAGAACTTGATTACTCTTGGATGTATATCACTGCCAAGACTGGTGCAATCATTGATGGTAAGAAAGTGAATCGTGAAGTATTCTTTGATACTCTCAATGCTTGGGGTAAGAATAGCAGTAAGCGTTTCGTTGTGATACATCATAGTATTCTGTCTGAGGGTATCAATGTGTCTGGATTGGAAGCAGTATTGTTTATGCGAAATATGGACTACATTGGATTCAGTCAGAGCATTGGACGAGTGATTCGTTTGGGTGACGAAACCAAAAAGTTTGGTCTGGTTTGTGTACCTGTGTATGACAATGTTGGTATCAGTACCTCACGCAAAGTGCAGGCAGTTGTTGATACTATCTTCAACAAAGGTGAACCTGCTATCAGTGTGATTCAACGATGAAAAAAGGATTCAAAATGTATAAGGATACCTATGCAGCAATTCCTTATGGAAACTCAGGATACATTATTATACACAATGGCCAACAACTTGAGAAACTGTGTAAAACTGAAGATTCGGCACGAAAGTATATCAATGCTCATCGAAAGAGTCAGAGCATCTCACAACTACTCGTTGATGAGTATTTAGGGCCCCCTGAAAGTGTTCCTTTAGTAGATAATGAACACCCGTGACACCCGAACAAAAGTTTCAACAACTGTTTGAGGAAAT